AAATATGAAATAGTTAAAAATTTCTCTGCATCAGTTACTGAAACTGTATACATATATTTCCATTTATAAGTATCGGATTCTGCAGTTGGATCCGTATTAATATGAGTAGGTTCAACTGTTGATTGTGTTCCTGGTGAAGATATACATTTATAAACTTTGTATTCAGAACTAACAATATAAAATGCTTTATCGTATATTGCAGAATCATCTGAATCCCAAGCAGTATAAGTTGTTCCTGAAGACCAAGTATGTCTTGGTACAATATGAGCTACATCTGCTGAAGCTATCTTTTTCATACCAATCATATTCTGGTATGCTTCATGAATATCATCTATTCTGTCTTGTGGGGTGAAAGGTGTGGTTGCATCTGTAAGATCTGAGGTTGCTGTAGACCAAACGTCTGTTTTACCAATTCCAATGTATACTGAAGAACCGGCAACATCCTCTTTAAAATTCTCTGCGTTAACCACTCTAAAGGGGGTTGTTACTATTGCTGTCATTTTTTATTCCTGTGCGATATTTGTTTTGACGTTATATTTATTTATAACACTTTCGTAAGTAGATCCTATGATATTTTCACTAAAAAAGCTAATAGGATAGTTATCTCTAAACTTTTTATTTGCATAATATGTATTTTTATTTTCAAAATAGTCATTTTCAGATAGAGTTTTAAATCCAGAGGACCAAGTTCCAACCTCTTGATGTATGTGATTCAACATTAGTATCACAATTTCTTTTACATCTTTTCCTCTATTTTCAGATTCTGAAGGTGAGACAATTCTTATTTTTGGATCTTTAATATAACCAAAGCCATCTTCGGTAATAGTATATCCAGTAATTTCTCCTTCAGCATCTAATTGTATTGTAGCTGTAGCTGTTATATTAGTACTCAATGCAACACCATCCGAATCTACTGAAGTTGGTGCATCAATAACTAGTATTGGAGCAGCTGCATATGTTTTATCTGCTAAATTACTTATATTAATTGTTTTGATTTTACTAATATCCGAATTAGCTGCTGCAGTTGTATATGCAGTTGTATATCCTGAACCAGCATTTGTTATTGTTATTGTTTCAATCACACCAGTGGTTGCATCAATTGTACATGTAGCTGTTGCGGAAGAACCATTATCTCCCGTAATAGTTAGAGCAGGAGCTGAGGCATATCCCCAACCACCATTAATAATTTCAATAGAAGTTATTGATCCACTAGAAAAATTAGTAGAAAGAGTTGCACTTCTGTCAACCTTTGCTATAATATTAGGTAAGAAAGTTGAGGCAAATGCTTCTACAAGTAATGCAACATCCTCAGCACCAATAACACCTGGTTGTAATCCTGGCATAGAGCTAAGGGTTTTTCTACCACTTCGTGGATAAACATTTAGATATTTGTATTGATAACCTGGATTAGCTGGATCTTGAACTAATCCATCTCCAACAGTTGTTGCTGAAACTCTCTGATAATCCCCTAGGATAAGCCGAGTTAATTCTGTTAATACTAAAATCTCCCCAAAGAATATAAATCCTGCCGGATGAACTAATCGATCAAAGGCATATTTCCAATCAGATAAATTTTTACCTGTTTTTATTAAATAAGAAAATTTTTGATAATAATAAGAATCTTGTAATTTAATTTTATCAGATAAAAATCCTTTATGATCTAGGTATTGTCCACCAGCTGGATGATTTGGATCTACATCCCAATCACCTGAAGAAGGAATAAGTGTTACATCCCAAGGATATTCTATTTCTACATTTTCACCAAATAATAATCTAAAAAATACTTCAATACTATCCTGTGCACCTTTCAGCTTATAGAACTCTGTGATATTTTTATATAGAGATCTTCTTTCTACTGAAGTTAAGTTACGGGGAATAGCTGCGCCTATTTCTTTTTGCATCATATTTAAATAAGTATCAGAATTTTCATCTATGTTCATTGCTTCTTCAATAGCATTTAAAACATAACTTGGTCCTGGTCCAACCCAATGTTTAGCCACCGTAGTTAATGTAGCATATTTTCCTACATAAGCACCTGGTATGTCATCAACTGTAAATGTTTTACCTGTTGCAGTTAAACTATTTACTAAAGTTCCTGGAAGTTCATTACCATTTGAAATAACTGGTATAGAATTACCAGTCAATGAGATAGTTACATCAGTACCTGAATTATCTATAACTAGTGTTGAAGATGCTCCAGTTGAATCAGAAAAGAATTCATTGTTTTCATTATTGGGATCTGGTATTCTAAAACCTGCCTTTGATTTACCAGTATATGTAGTAGAAGCGGAGAGAAGGTCTGTGTATGTTTCGGTGGAGGTATATATAAACTCCTCCATATTCATAAACTTGTAATAAGATTCTAGTAATGTTTTTATATCAGGAGAACCATCAGAATTAATTGAATCTTCTAATATGTGTGAAGGAATTAATTGGTCAATTCTAAGATCTTCTTTAGTTTTTCTTTTTAAAGAAGCAACGGATTCCACATAATTAGGATTCTCGTGATCTGATCCGTATTTTGGCATTAGGTTCTAAACCTTGAAGTAGTTGTGTAATCTATAGATCCTGAAGAACCAGCTGTAGAGATAGTATCTATTTCTGCAGTAACTGACATTCTTGCCCCATCAACTGAAAGAATTTCTTCTCTCTTTGGAGCAACATCTAATGAATCAGGTGTTACTGTTAATCGAATAGCAGTAATATCATCTGGGGTAAAATTATTTAATACTACTATACCTGTTGAAGGGGTAAGAGTACCAGCATTAGCTATTGTAGTAACTTTAACGCTATCTACTGTTTTGTAAGCATATATTTGTCTATTAGTTGTACCATCTATAGCTTTATCTGCAAAATAATTAGCATCACCATCATATAGCCAAGAAGTAGAACTCAAACAAGATTCATCAACTCCATTTGGAACATAAATTGATCCAGGGAAAGTTAATGAAAAATTATTTAATGCTGTTATAATTGGTGTTATATTTTTATATATAAAAGGTCTACAAGTAGAGCTAAGTATTGCTGGATCAGAACTATCAATTTGTTGCAATATTCCAGAATGTCTAAATACTCCATCAAACTTATTTAAGTTATTAAGACTATAATCATCAACAGTATCTTTTACAACACTTACCAAATCTGCAGAAGTTCTATCTGTTAGGTTAGGATTATATTTAAAGTATATATCTAATTCTAAATAACTATAATCGGGATCTACAATTTCTGGAGTAACTGATACTACATTTTTTCCTTTTAGAATTGAATTAATAATAGAGATTTTTTCAGCTGCAGTTAAGGTTGCTGCGGTATTTGGTTTAATACAAATAAAAGCTTTTCCATAATCAGGTATAATCTGATCTTCTCCACCCCAGGTATTAATAGAAGCAATATTTGTAAAGTTTCTTTCTATAATAGATCTATAATCATCTGCTGTAACTGCTCTATTTTGAGCAGTAAATGCTATCGGAGCATTATATCTAATTGACTCTAAGGTTTCTTGTTCAGCTCCACCAGCAGCGTTACTAACTGTTGTTACAGAAGTATTAGAAAATCCACCAATTGAATCCACCATAGTAAATGTAGTAGCTCCATTGGCTTCTTTACCATGTGAATAAACATAATCTAGAGTGACAATATTATTATTAGCAGGTTTAGCACCAATAATTCCATCACCCATATATAATTCATAAAATCCATTTGAATTTTCTTGAAGATGATAAACCTTAGAAGTGGATACTACATTTAATAGAGTAGTAAATTTAATAAACAAATCATAGTTTGAAGATTCTTCGTTCGCCTGTACGCGTACGCGCAGCGTGGTCGTGTCCACGTTCTTATGAGGAACTTGATGTTTTTGAATTGCTATATCATTATCAACTCTATACTTAATTGAGTTATAAGTTCCTTCTGCAATTACTACATTGTTATATGTGTATGTATTGCTAGATAATGCTGCAGTTGCAGCTTCTAATGTAACAAATCTATAGGTTAATCCTCCTAATGAGGTAGATAATTTAGTTCCCCTAGGTATTGTAAGGGTAGTAGGTTTTTCTGCGGCTTCAGCTGAAACATCAAGAACAATATTAATTGTAGCTCGAGGCGCTAACTCGGATGTAGGA